GACACCCCATATCGAGGTGTCCTAATTATCTACTAAAGGTAGGTTGGTGTCGAGAGCCATTTAGAATGGCCCAGACCGTCATGGGCCATTACTTCCCCACACCGCCCGTGGATCGCTCCACCCGAACGAATAACGCTCATAGCCCTTGGCCTTGGCATTCATCGTATCGAAGTCGTTGTCCTGATCAAAGGTAACCGCATGACGCTCATAGTACTTCATGCCAGTACCACCCGGAATGGTATTCCGAATGAACCAAGCGTGAGGTGCGCTGAAGTAGTGGTTAACCTTGAAACCGCCGGGCAGATAGTTGCCAGACTTGATGACGTTGATGTCATTGTTGGCATTACCTGTTTGGTAGCTAGAGTGCAGGATACGCTGGGCATTGAACAGTTCTTGACGAGGAATGTGGAGACTATTCGGTTGAATAGCGACCAACAGACCACGGTCATTCTGCAAGCCCATGATCGCAATCACGGCATCTTCAAGAGCAGCTTCCGACAAATCCACATCAACAGAAGGCTTGTTAGCCCAAAGACCGCCAGTGGTGTTAGTGTGAGACACCGAGCAAAGCTCAACGCCATCACCACCCTTGTAGGTGCTATTGAATGCACGATTGTAGATATTAGCTGCAACGTTCTCTTTCGTTTGACGGAAAGACATAGCGAGAGCAGCAGCACGCTTCTTGGAGACTTGCTCATAGAGGTTGTCGTCCATTTCTTCCTTGGTAACGATATAACCCAGTGCATACGCAATGTGCGTATAACGGGTTACGAAACCTTGGATTTCAGAATCGTATTGAGTACCAGCGCCTTCACCTTTGACCGGGACAAGTCCGAAGCCAGTGAGTTGAACGTCTTCCTCATAGTTCTGAGTCGAAGTATCCTTATCGAAGAGGTCAGAGTACTCTTCAGGATGTTCGTTGTAAGTCTGACCCCACCAAGCCTTGATTCCGGGCCATAGTGCTTTAGGATGGGTTGAGGTTGTAATAATTCCTGCCATGATTCATTTCTCCTTTAAGAACCAGTACGACCAGTGCCAGCCACAGACCATCCGTATTCGTGCCATTGGAAACGACACAGAAGACGAGCATACGCTCCAGCCGAGTTATCCGCAGTTTGATAGAGGCCCATCAAACGAATTGGAAGAGTGGCTGTAGTAGCAATAGTACCGGAAGCAACGATGATGTTGGAGTACGGAGCATTGGGAGACAGCAGGGTAGTGACCGTTGCATTCTGGTCAATAGCATACGTCTGATCCGCACCACTATAGAACGAACTCAGACCAGCATTGTAGTTACCTACCTTAGCCAGAGTAACGTTAGTAGCGGTAGCACCAGCACTCACAGACCACAGAAGATTGGGATCATCTGCTACACGGATATAACGAACAGCGGTACGAGTACCAGCAGTGATGTACGTCTGTGTGAGGTCAAGGGTTGCAGCTTGTAGTGATACGCTTGCATCGGCAACCGACACACCCACGATAACACCCACAGGAACAAAGTTAGCAGAGTTAGCAGCCGGGATTTTAACGGCGTAAGGAATACCGTTGGCATCAGAGCCACCAGCAATCATTACTACGTCACCGATTGCATACGATGCGGTAGTGTCCGAAGTGGGAATAGCGTAGGTGCGAGCAGCACCAGTGTAGGCTGCACCACTAAGATAACCAACGGGAGAGAACCCGTTAATCTTGTTGGAATTTGCCATTGTAAAAACTCCTATTCAATTAAGTGAGCTTGATACCAGCATCATAAAAGCTTTCACTGTTTCCAGTAATCTTGCCCTTACGGATAGCAGCATCAATACGATTGTTTTTAGCCTGAAGTTCAGCTTGATCTTCCTCATACCATTCTTGCCGAATCTTCATCAAGTATCCGTATTGCTCTGTACCTACGGCACGAGGGTTTACGAGATACCGGATTCTTTCTCCAAGATCGCCATTGCGACTAACTACATTCTCACTCACACCACCCACTTCAGTGGGGGTAACGAACTCATATCCGTTGTCCATAGCTTCTTGGATACGGCTTCCAGTATCAGTAAAGATGTGGAGATGGTATCCGGGAATTTGTTCCCTAACACTCAACTTAACTTCTGTACCGTTAAACACATTCCTGCGTCTACGAGTACCACCATCCTTAGCAGGGGATGGCATTGCCTGTTGCTCCAATTTAGCGTTAGAGCGTTCAACTTTTTGTTCATAGGTTAGTGCGCGTGGCATATCTTTCTCCTTATTAAGTTCATTACTACTAAAAATCAATCCCAAGCAAAGTCTTGGACGTACTGTTCTTTGGTCATAAGCTTTTGCTTAACGAACCGATCACAAGCAGCCTTAGCATCAGCGGGTAGGTTTTCATACGAACGACTACCACCACTTCCACTACGACCTTGACGACCTGATCCTGACTCTACAGGACTACCGGGACTCTTCTTAGTCTTGTTGTTGCCAAACTTATTAGGAAACTCTTCCTGCAACACTTCATCTAACTTATCAAGAAAAGGTTGGCCTTTAAGACTGGGGAACTCTAAGCGAAGACTTTCACCAATGCCATTGACGATACTAGTCATACGACGATCTGTTCCAAACCACGTATTCTTGTCCAACCAAACTTGGAGGGACGGTTCAATCGTGCTTGAAGGAGGAGCGTCAGTAACATCTGGAATGGTGTTACTAGTAACATCTCGGGCAGCTTGCTTTGCTTCCTTAAAGCTTTCCTTAGCCTCATCCAACGCATCATCTAGAGCGTTTACTTTCTGTCCGTCACCGTCACTGATAGCTTGGGCACGGCTTTCTTTAATCTCTTGGATACGTTTCTCGTAGTCCTGCATCTTACGTTCATAAGATTCCTTTTGGAACTTCTTGAACTCTTCAGCAGCCTCTCGAAACTCTTTTAGCTGTTCCTTTGTGTGATTGAGGTCACGAATCAGATTCTCGTTGTTCTTTCGCAGAATTGGAAGAATCTCACGACCACGTTTCACAAAGGTATCAGCATCAACCCAATCACTCTCATTGCCACGAAATCGGTCTTTGGGAACCCACCCTTGGGATTCAGCCTCATGAAGGATCTCTGGCGCTACATCATTAGTAGCTTGGCTTTCTGTTTCAACTTCGCTCATATATTACTCCTAATAAAACCAGTGTGTCAATAAAACAACAGTTAGTGCTTGGCTAGGTACGCGCTAGGTACGGATCAACCAGATCAACGTCTGCATCTAGTGTTCCCGTAATGTCCTTATCGTTAATCATGCGATATTGAATACCGTCCTTACCCAAGTAAAGCAATCCAGCGTACTTAGCAAAGATAACCTTATCTCCAACATTGCACCAAGGAGCAGGTACATCGGCATAACACTGGTCACCCATAGCGATGACAACTCCAGTTGTATTGCCCATCTGTTCTCGTTCCTTAGACACCTCTGTTGCGATAATGATGCCTCCTGCTGACACTTCCTTTACTTCTTGTGGCTTGATAAGTATTCGCCACCCAACTGGGTTAATCCCACTTTCATTACTCATAACAATCACCTCTCTCTAGTTAACTTCAAACAGGTCTTCATACTGAAGTGTCATAACAATAGCGATTGCTCGACATCGACCTTTGACCTCTTGCTCATCTTCAAAAGCATTGTTGATCAAGCCCTCTTTCATGGCTTCTCGATCTGCTTGCAGCATCCTCATTAGCTTCCGGGTTACCGGATGATTCTTCCATTCCTCAAATGTTTCCGTAGTCACTTGTTCAAGTGCCATTCTTACTCCTATCTATAAAGTTTACATACTGGGAGTTGGTGCTCCCATCTCTTGCCCACCTGCTGTCTGGCCTTGTTGTTGTTGGCTAGACATCATGGTTTCGTACACCTTGTTCATGGTTTCTATTGAACTAAGGATTCCCTCACGATGCTCTCGTTTCATAGCAATCTCTGAGTTGATCTGTTGCAGACGCATCTTCTCGCCTTCAGTAGCAATGCCAACCTTGATGGCTTCTGCCTCTGCTTCTAGCTTGGCAATCTTGGCTTGATTGAGTTCTGCTTCCTTCATAAGCTTGAGCAGGCCCATCTTCATCATCAACTCATTCTCAGCCTTCTTAGTCTCAGCCTTGAGTTGTTCAACCTGCAACTTGGGATTGGGAGGAGGTGGTACAGCATTTGGACCCTTGGGATCAGGGAGAACCTTGTCAATGTCAGGAATCTTTCCTGCCTTGAGAATCATCCGTTCAGCTTCATAACGGTTGTATAGACCCGGAGTATTACCAACCCGTTCAGCAACCAGCATGGCTTGACGTACCCGTTGAGCATCAGAAGTGATAGAAGGATCAGCAGTAGGCATAACGTCTGTTACTGGGCCTTCATAGTCAGAAGCCAATACCAAGCCATCTCCTTGGGCATTAGAGACATACTTGGTAGTCTCATCAATGAAGATTTGATTCAGACGATAGAGCTTACGGAACTCTTGCTTGAGAGAGCGATAGGTACGTTTGAAGATACCGTTGAATATCTTCATACCCTGCTCTGCCATAGTGCGGGTAGTCTCAGCAGGAGTGTTCTGTCCGGGATTCTGACCAGTAAGGATGTCTACAGAACCACCAACACGCTCTCCATAGTTAATCAGAAGATTAAGTAGAGTGAATAGTACCTGACTAGGCTCTCGTACAGGAAGTGGGACGATGCCCTTACGGAGATCATCGCCTGTGGTATCAACGTGCTTCCATTCCATTGGATTAAAGGAATAGTTGCCACCACGTAGCTTGATGCCACGACTAAGGAAACCACCAGCAGTATTCGCCATCGTACCTGCGTCAACCAACTGGTTAATGATTGTGTTAATGGACTCATTAAGAGGCCCAAGCAGAACACCAAAACCAAGATCGTAAAAGCCACCATCAGGAGAAGGTACAAAAGGATATTTCGTGAAGTACTGTTCTGCTTTAATACTGAGAACCACTTCCTCATCATTACGTTCAATATCATCTTGGGTATAACGAGCTACGATACGAGCTACTTGCTTATTGTCCCTACGGACATACACGATGTAAGGTTCGGCATAGCCATCATCATCGAAGTCAATGTGGCAGTGCTGCTCTAGGATTTCAATTGGGGTACTAGAGTCGTTGGGTTCTGGGGGTGACATCCCCTGAGCTTTGTCTTGGGCATTCTGAAGGCCACTAGTGCCTAAGATAGAAGCATCCTGCTGCTGTCGTCCTTCAGAGATTTCACACCACAATCCACGAGCTACACGCTCATAGATTTCATTCTTGGACATCTGAAGAACGTGAGTAATGCGAGGAGCACTATCAAGGCTCTTAGTCCAATAGTTGACTACCAAGTCCTTGGCTAGGACATTCTCAGAGATATTGTGCTTCTTGATGGGATCGTAGTAGGTCTTCTTAAACGCACAACCAACAATAGGTTGAGTGATAAGAACCTTGTCCATCTCGCTTTCCCAATCCTCATCCTCTTCAAGGAGTTGGTAGCTCATGTGGTTCTCTACACGCTCTGCACGGAGTTTCCTAAGCCCATCTTTATCGTCTCCAACAGAGCGACACTTAACGGGAAGATCACTGTCTATAAGTACAGGGTAACTACGAGCATGATATTGCAGTGCAGCAATAGTGATCAGAGGGAACTTGACGTTAGAGGCATTAGGCCAAGGGAAGTTCTTTGTCTCTGCAACCTGAAGAGCAAGCTTCAGTGAGGCTTCTGTTCGTTTCTCCCAAGAGCTACGGGAGAGAAGATCATTGTCAAAGTCTTTTACGGCTTGAGTACCAATAGCTGAGAGGTCTTCCTTGCAGAGCTTATTGGCAATGTTGGCCTCATATACGAGGTCATTGAGATCGAATTTATCTTTTAGGTTCATACATCAGTACCCACAAACGGTTGATCGACCAGACTCAAATTCATAGTTATCTCGTTTATAAGCCACGTACTCTTCTTCCTCAATTTCCTTCTCCGAGGGAGCTTCCCACATCTTGTCAAGCATCAACCCCAAGTAAGACCAAGCATCTACTTGATCGTCATGCTTATCCCGAGGGAAACGCAGAAGCTCATCTTCAAAGGCTTGATACCAATCAGCGTCCTTATCGAACTTACAGGCCCCGGCTCTCATACGAGCTTGGATACTTCTGGCTCTGGTGAGTTTATCTCCGCTTGGTTTTAGCAATACAGTACTGATAAACTCTCCTCGCTTAAGCATCTGCTCATTGAGATATGGGCCTATAGCTTTCTGAATGACACCTTGTTCAAGTCCAAAGAGTACGGGCTTATAAATCTTTTGAATCATCAGGATTGTATCGACAATCTCCAAGGCATCCAAACGTTCTTTAACTACGTGCTTGCAATAGAGGATGCCATTCTCATCCATGCCCCCTACAACAAAAGCAGAATAGTCAGCCCTTTGAGCCTGAGATACAGCCAAGTCACAGGTAGCGTAATACACAAGTTTCTTCTTATGATCCTCTGGCTTCATGCCTGTGAAGTCTGCTTTCCTGAAGAAGGTGTCTGTAATATCCAAAGGAACATTTAGCATCTCTTGGGAATAGACATCCCCCAGACCTCTAGCATCAAAGTCTTCCTTGAGCATCTTGAAGTCTTCAATGGACTTGGGACCATCAGGCCATAGAATCTTCTTGAAGTCATCCGTATGAGCACGATACTTGATAGACCTCCAAGGAGTTCTTTCTTCGGTGTACTCCCTCAAGTCCTCTTGGATAAGAGCCTTCTTTCCTTTACCTCGTACAGTCTGAAGCTGAGAAGCTGGCATCAGATTCTCTAAGAGACTATCCAAATGAAGGATAGTACCTACGATACGAATCTTCCCTGAAGAAGAGACACAAGGAATAAGAGCACCATAGAACCATCGTTTGAACTTATACCTACGGTCTTTGTTCATAACGATCTCTTCATTCTCCAAGTCATCCCCAATGATCAGGTCTGGTCTGAGATTAGCCCACTTCAATCCCCGTAGCTTCTGTTCACTACCCTTAGCTTGGATACGGAAGGTATAGCCATCCTCCAACTCAACAATAAGGTCATCCTCAGTGTCTTTAGGAAAGGAAGAGACTGCAAATAGAGATCGAAGGTCTTCATTGTCTAGGAGTTCCTTCTTGATGTCCCCTAGGAACTGAACAGCTTGAGTAACCGTATCAGAGACAATAAGAACGTACCTACTCTCTCTAAAGAGAACTGAAGCTAGGGTATAGGCATGAGTAACTGCTGTACTCTTGGCATGGTGTCTAGGAGCAGCTATAGCTACCTGCTTGCTGTTACTAGTAACAAGTTGCCATATCTCCCTATGGAAGCTGGGAGTACTGGCAGGTTTATCAAAGTTCTTTCTAAGAACAGAATTAACAAACCCCTCCAGAACATTAGCATTAAGCTTGCTCAAGAACAGTACCTTGTACGTCTATGGTCTTCATACTAGCAAACCTAGCAAACTCTTCAGAGAGCTTAAGAAGACGTTCATCAATAGTCTTCTCAACCTCTTCCTTGGCTATAGGGTTTTCCCTAAGCTTCTCTTGCTTGGTAAGTAGGTCTGTAGTGATCTTGAGAGCAACATGAGCCTTA